GGTGAGAGTGATGAAGGAGTTTCCATCGTGCAGCTGAGCCTCGTGCATTATCCGCACAGCCCACTGCAATGAGTAGTCGAGCCGGCAGCCCTGACACTGCCCACAGGGGACAGTGACCGGGCCTTTCTCGCCAGCTTTGAAGATTAGGGAATAGCGGCCGCTTGAATTCCTTTTCGTGCTTCGCCACCCGCCGAGCGGATGGAAGCAGGCCATTAGAGTCTATAGCCGCCGCGCATCTGTGTACGGGGACGATTGTAGCTGTGGGATTTCATCGCCGAGCGCGTGAATCCTTTGTTGCTGGCTTTTGATCGACGTTTCACGTGGAACACTCCTTGGGGGTTAGTTGTGGCAGTCCACCATGGAGGAGGACTGCTTTCAGGACAGACAGTGTAGTGAATACTGTCAGTCCTGCCAGTTGAGATCAAGTACTCAACTGGCCCCACCCGGTTAGGGGTGGGGTGTCTGTGGGTTACGGGGGTCCGTTACCCGGTTGTCCGCCGCCTTCGGCGGCCTCTGGAGGGTCGTTCGGTTGTCCAGGGGAAGAACGACGGTCGGCGGGAGGATCGTTCGGTGTGCGGGCTCTGAGGCCCATTTCGACCATTTGTTCCGCGTTGTCGGGGTCGTCGACAAACGTGAGAAACGCAGCGGGATCGTTGTCGAATTGCTTGCGGACCTTGGCCGGCAGTTGGGAGAACATATCTCGTGCTGCTATTAGCTGATTTTGGGCTTGTTGGTAGTCGATGGACGCGTAGTCGCCGTATGCTGCGCCGTGCTGTGCATAGTGGCTGATCGCGCCTGTTTTGACGTATTTCGCCAGTATGTTGTTAATGTCGCACTCGTCTTTGAATGATTGATGTGCGGCCGGTCCGGTAGATTCGGCTGCATAAGTACGATCGCGCTCGTCGTAAGGTTTGCGGATGATGGTCATTTGTTGCGGCCTCGTTTGCCTTTGGATTTCTTGCGGAACTGATCCTTGAATTTCGCCGGTGGTCGTGGTTGGCGTTTGCGGGAGCCTTGCCCGCCGTACGCCTGATTGTTGCCTGTCGTCTTCCGTGCGTCGGACATTGAACGACTAGGCAGATTACCGAGGAACTCGGTGAGTGCGGCGGGCTTGATGCCGCCGCTTTCACGCAGCTGCGTGATGATGGCCCCCTTGGGGCCAGTGTAGAGGTCGTGCTGCCGTTTCGCCGACGCCATGCCGAGCGCGGCGAGATCACGGGTCACGGCTGAGTGAGAGGCTTCGATAGCCTTTTTTGCCGCTTCGACGTTTTGGACGTTCTCGCGTGCTTTGGATTCAGCTTTGCTTTGCGTCGCGAGATCCTTTTGGGCGCTGGTGAGTGATTCCTGCGCCTTGAGGTTTTTTAGATCCTGAGTGAGCCGTCGCGTTGCCAGAGCGGAGTTAACCGCTGGCTCTGCTATGTTGTCGACGGTGGCCGCGCGGCCACCGGGCGACGACGCGCCACCTTGCGTGGCGGAGAGTATGGGGTTGAGCCCGGCTTTGCGTAGATCCGCGACGGCACGTTGATGCGACGTGTTGCTCATTCGCTCTTGGAACGCACGATCTTCGCGTGCGAGGCGAATGTTAGTTCGGTTGGCGCGTTCGGCTCCGAACGCCGAAAACACGCCACCGACAAGAGCGGGTCCGATGGTTTCGAAGAACCCCATCAGAAATGATCGATGAGACCCGGGACGCCATAGAGCGGCATAGGCCGCGCGCACCGGAGATCGAAGTACGCGTCGAAGAGGAAATGCGGTTCACTCGGGACCGCGATGACGCGGTCTACAGGTGGATCTTCTTTGATGAAGTCCGCATCGAGTACGGGAGCGGTGGCGAAGTCTTGCGACAGGTGCCACGCATCGAGTGAGCTTCCATAGTTTGACCGGAAGCGGCCGGTGATGAGAGACGGCTTGTACCGGTACTCGGCATATCGTTCTTGATAGCCGAACACGTCTTCATCGGCGGTCGTTCCGGTGAGATAGATTTCTTTTTGGGGTATGACCTGCTCGCCCAGATGGGACAGCGCGGGCCAGTAGAAATCATAACGGGTTTGACGGGACCACATGCGGTTGAGTCCCTGTTGGTAGGTAAGATCGGCGCGGACGCTGACGAGTCCGATGAGAACGCCGTGCTCAGTGAACGACTTTACAAAGCCGTGGCCGTTAATGTTGGCTGTGCCGATGGCCGATAGATTGCCCTGCGGGCTAGTGCCGTCGGTTGAGCTGGTCTGTGCAACTGGCGAGATATTTACCGCAGTTGAACCACCGCCGAGGTACTCGGGCCGCTGTACGCGGGCATCGGGTGAGTCGACGTTGAAGTGTGCTTTGATGAGCTCTTGGTAACGCGTGCCGCCTCGTGCGTCACGCTCCAGGAGCTTCTGGATCTGGAATGCCTGACGGATCTGATTGATAGTGGCTGCAGTGGCGGAAGCGAGATCCGCTTCCATGCCAGTCTCGACCCACTCTAGCGAGTTGTTTACGGACGATCCGGCAGAGAGATTGAGGTTACTTGTGCCGCTTTGGGTGTTCAGCGTGAACGTAGCGAAGTCGTCGGTCACGGTAGGGCTAACGCCCGTAGAAACGACAGGCGCCGTCGTACCCAGCGGAAGATCGACAGAGTCGCCTTTTTGGGGGAACGGCAGGGCCGAAGTGAAGTAGTCATGACGCTTGCCTCGCGATGCGACAGTGTACAGCGTGTGCGGGTCGGGGCCATCGTTCGTGCGTACGTCGCGTGGCCCCTGAATGTTTTGATCCCTGAACCATTCGTTCCAGATGAGGTTATACGCGCGCATATGCAGCGCGTTGTATTCGATGTTGGGCACGCCAGTGGGGATGCCCATGTAGTCAGCTAGTGATTGATTGTTAGCTTGACTGCCCTGTGCAACGACAGGTACGAGATAATCGGTTGGGTCGCTCGGGGAGTCCTGAGCGCCGTTGAAGCGTTCCCAATTGTCCCAGAGAAGACGGTTAGGGACGAAGAAGAAATGGGAGTCCATGAAGAGATTGTCCATGACCGGGAAGATAGGCGTCGCCATCCGTGCGAACGCGGTCATTTTCAGATTGAAGGTATCCCCGGGGAGGACTTCGTCAGTGAAGACTGGGATTAGTAGGCCGGCGTCGAACGTGCCTTTGAAGCCGTGAGAACGGTCGAACGACGACCGGGAGATTTCAGCCCTTGGAACTTGGCTGAACTGGTGACCCATTACTGATTTCATAAAGAGCTTCCTTGCTCAGTGGTTCGTCCTTGTCAGGACAGGTTAATCGTTTTTGTCAATAGGGTCAATTGACCCCTTGACTTCTGCTTCGGTAGGGAACGGGGTTCGATGTAACGGCTTTTGAGCCGCTAGACCGGTGATAACCGTTACAGATTCCTTGAGATCGGTGAACTTGGCGGTATTCGGATCGAAGCTACCGACTTGGAAGAGTGTGAAGTCTTCCGGATGTTTTGCAAACTGATGGTCGGATTCCTTGAGACAGCCGACGAAGGCACGTATAGCCATTTCGGTTCTGGGCAGAAAGAACGGCGTCAGGTAGGCCGCTGCTTTGCTGTCGTAGATACTAAAGATCTTCAGTTCCATTTTCGTAACCTCTTACTAGTTGAGATGCTCTAGCGAGCGAGACTTTCTCGCGTGCTTCGAGACGTTCCGGAGTGTTGTTTTCGGCGAACTCGTCGGATTTGATGGAGTCGCGCCGGATCTGTTTGATTTCCTCGTGCAGCTGCGGATTTTTCTTTTCAAGAAGATTGTCGTAGTACTTGGGTACGCGTCGTTTGCGACCGTCGATGACGACGTAGTCGTTGGGGTAGATGTCGCCGTGATACTTTTCGAACCAGTCGAACCCGAGTCCTGGGTTTCGGGACATCGTCGCGTACTCTTGTTGGATTTCGCCGATTTCCCCGGTTTCCCGGTGCGGAGCCTCGTAGTGTCCGTCGGCTTTCTTTTTGCCATTGACCTTCTTGGTCACGTAGCGAGCTACGTAGGCAGCTGACTCGAATGTGAGATCTCCGATGGATGAGTAGCCTTTCGTCCATGCCTTTTCGAGCAATGGAGAGCGGTAGAGTTTGGCCCCTGATTTGCTGGTTTTCCAGAGTTCGCGGTCGGGGAAGTCATACCCGAATAGAGCCGCGTGATAGTGGGGCCGTTGGAGTTTGGGTCCGTACTCGCCGCAATGGAAGTATCTGACGGGAGTATCGGGAAGGAAGAAGCGTAGACGCTTCATGAATTTTTGGAAGTGTTTCTTTACGAGCGAGCCGTCTTTGGGGAGGTGCTCGTCGTTGTAGGTGAGAGTGATGAAGGAGTTTCCATCGTGCAGCTGAGCCTCGTGCATTATCCGCACAGCCCACTGCAATGAGTAGTCGAGCCGGCAGCCCTGACACTG